CCATACTTCTTGCATAATAGTATTCCAGCTTTCATCAACTAAATGGCGTTTAGCAGGTCTTATAATGGCAAGTACGGCTGCTAGTTGCTCTACACTTGTTGGCTTTAACTTACGTAATATATCGCCATGTCCGTTAACATGGAACAATAAATCTGTAAAATCGTCATGCAATAATAGATCCCATAGCGGCTCTTTATCTATTAGTTGTTGCAAGTGTTCTTCGTTACGCACATCTTTGTACATACTTACATTAAGAAAGTCTAGTTTAAAATAACCTTTATCTTCTGCTTCTTTATGAGGAATACTACACAAATTTAGTTCAGCATTAACAGGAACCTCATGCATATACACACCAGTATTATGTTTTACTAGTTTACCACTGTCAACACGACTTGCTCTAATATGCTTAAAATGCTTTAGAGCTTTCTTTCTATCTACAAAATCTATATCTATATCTGGCATTACTTTGGTTTTTCGTTATTCATTTTTACTAACATATATATCGGCAATGCGTAGCATGATAGTAAAAATGAGATTGCTATTATCATTTTATCCTTTTCCATTGCTTGTAGAGTTCAAGTGTTCCACTAGCAACGTATTCTTGTCCTGTTTCCATATCAACAATTTTCCACTTCTCAGGACACTTTGTTATTATACTAAGGTTAGCAACTCTTTCAAGTTGTGGTACTTCTTTTCCGCTTAATAATTTTCTAGTCTCTGTCACGATATGTTACCTTCTTTGATTACTTCTTTTACTAGTTCTACATCTGCTGGAAGTTTCTTAAATCTAATCATCCAGTACTTAGGATCTAGAACAGGCCCAATAATATTTAATTGTTCATCTGACATGTTTTGCATCATGTCCTTAGCTGCCTTTGAATTTAATAATATCCAAGGACTAATCTTTCCTTCTTTAATATCATGTGTTGCTCTATTTAAATTACAGTAACTAAAGTAATGATTCCATTCCGCTTCGTTGTTATCTGCCCAGTCCATCATAGTTTTTACACTACGTTGTATAGCACCATCAGCTGGTTCTATTTTTAATAATTCCTTTATGTATGTGTCATACAATTCATCTCTACACCAATGATCTAATTTGATGCCACTCTTAACTACAAACTCTAAAAACCTTTCTGGGTATATAGGATTTGTATTAACCATAAAACTACCAAACTTAACAAATGCATTATAATAAGGACTACCAACAAAGTCATCAAACGTTTTAGGTTTTGCACTTGGTTGATTAAATTCGTAAAACTTTTTAAATGTCAGTAAGCCATACTGCACATGCTTTTCATTCTTTGCTAAGTGCCTTCTTTTAGGCTCGCACACATGCACAAACAAAGTTTTCTCCTTTGTAAATGCTTTGCCGCAGTAATCACATTTATAATTTAATTGCATCGATCTGTTTCTTATCCCAACCAAGACCTCTACAGTGATCTTTAATTTCTTTGTTATCTGTCATTACTGCTAATGCAGAAATATCTGCACTTTTCATGTCAGGAAATATGGTCTTTAAAAATTCTTCTTTCTTATTCTTTTCTCTTTTGAGTCCTAACCATTCATGTCTATGAATGTTCTTTTCTTCGTGTCCACAACTACATGCTAGTTGCCATAGTAATTTATTATGCTTGTTTAACAGCAAGAAAAGGTTCTTATTAAAGCGTTCGTTGCCTAGCAGTACATAATGCTCCTTTAGTTCTCTAGACCCTTGTACGTTGCTTATATAGCGGTTAAGCGTGAAGTATACAACACTCTTACGTTGCTCTTCTGTAAGCTCGTCCCATATATGTTTTGCATTCATATCAACAGATGCAAGGATTTCATTTAGTTTTAATTTTGACATTCTAGTCCTTGTTAACAATATCTGGTGTAATCATATCTATCGTATTTACTACTGTTTTACCTGCATATATGGCTGTACTAGCAGTAACATCTAAAACGGCTACTGTAGTTCCACATGCAGGAAGTAATAGAATTATGGCTACAAGTAAAAGTCTAATCATAGTTATATTGTACTATCTTATGCAAATAAATGCAAGAGTTTTTTATGATAACCTAGCCATTATGAAATAGTTCTTAACTGGTATATTTTTGCCAAGTTGTTTTGAATATTTGTTAAATTCTCTGTATTCTTCTTTGATTATTTCATAGCCCAAAGCCAAATGCTTCTGTTTCCACCAATCTGGTGTTTGCTGTATTAGGTGTGCATTTCGTCCATCTGGAAGTATAAGTTTGGCTGGCGCACAGCTAATTAAATGGTATATGTGTGTACTATGTTCTTTAATTTCTTCAAGTGTTTTATCTAAATGATTGGGCTCTATATGTTCTAGTACGTCAGTTGAGAATATCAAATCAACTTTCTTTAGAGGAACATTAAATTTTGGATTAGCAGGATCGTAACCCATAATATCGATAGTGGGGTAGTTGTGTTTTAGAACATCAAGTAGTTGTCCTTTACCACAACCAAAATCAATCATAGATCTAATTGATTGTTTGGAAATAAATCTTTTTAGATATTCGGGTATTTTAGAACGCTTTCCAAACTTTGTTCCGCTATGTATAAGCGAAAGCATTTCTTGATATTCAGCTGATATCATTTTGTATACTCGCCGCGATCATATGCAATTTCTCTACACAGTGTTTGAATGTCTTGAATGAGAAAGTCAATCTGTGTTTTGTCTTGTGCAGCTTTTGGTGTGTCATACTTTAGTTTTCTCAGTTCTTCAGATTTTCTATATATGACGTCAACTTTGTTGCACATATCACTAATTTTGTGTAACATACACTTTTCCTTTGTTGTTGTGTTTTCATAGTCCTAAATCGTCAGTGTAAATCTGTTCCACTAACGGTTTCCATGCAGCCGATTGATTGATGTGTTCAATCATTATACTATCATCGGAATATTGCATTTCTGCATTCGCCAATGTAGGCAAATTCTCTAAGTGTGCCGGAACAAGTTCTTGTGGATTATAAAAGAAACAGTTAGTGCTGCTTGAGTCAAATCCAAAGTACGAGTAGTTAAAATGCTCAAAGAATAGTTTCCACTTCTGTAAACTACAGCCTGATGTGGTTAACTTTCCTTTTCTAATTATCTTCCAAGGTATACTAGATACGTATGGAAAACTTGCAACAACGTGAGGACCAAACTGATCTGTGAACTCTACACAAACTGTTTTGGGTCTAAAACCGCCGTTTAAAAACAATTCATGTGCAATAGCATAGTCGAAACTATCTATATCTAAACTAAAAAAGTCGCAATTATAAGGAACTTCTTTTATAAACTGTTGTGCATTGTGTGGATAAACTTTAGATGCTATATGCTTAAATTTATCTGTAAATCTCTCTTTACCTTTAGGATCTTCTTTAGCATCAACACCTACACCGCTCCAATCTTTTTCGTATTGTAAATAGTTGGTCATATTTGTTCCGCCATCACCCCAACCAATTTCTAAAAATGTTTTGTCTGGATTAATAATGGCATTTGTCATCATTTCAATGATACCATCTTCACCGTGCTGTGAATGTACCTGCTTTTCATAATGTAATTTATACATTAAAATACTCCATTGGCTTTGTAGCGTTTTCAATTCCTTTTTCAAACAATCCGTCTATTTGTAATACTTCTTTGCTTGAGTTATGTTCAGTAATACAATTAGTTAATCCAAATCCTAAACTGTTCATTAATTCTATCATCTCTGCTCCTGTTGGAGCACCTTCGTTATAAGGCTTAATTGCAAGTTCAAGTATAACATATTTTGCCTTATCTATTATTGTTCTTCCACCTTCAATGACATCTTTTTCTGCACCTTGTACATCAATTTTAATTAAATGAAAGTGCTTACCTAACATTACATCATCTAATTTTCTTACAGGTACCTGCATAGATAGTAAATCATTTCTCTTTATCTCTGGATAAAAACTAGCACCTTTGCCTGCAGGCTTTCTTTCAGAATAATAAAAATCTAATACGCCTTCTTGTTTGCCAAGTGCAACAATTTGGTATTCGTCAATTTGCCCGCTACCTTGTTGTTTACCTAGTTTATTTTCGCAGTAAGGATTTGCTTCGATAGAACATATGTATGCGTTAGGAAACCATTCTCTCATCTCTCTTGCAAATTGACCTAGATTTGCACCTATATCTAAAATATGCGGCTTGGTACCTTTAGGCCAGATTACTAAACTAATAAGACTGTCGACAATAGGATGACCCATTAACTTTCTCTCATCCCATTAAACACGGTCTTTTTTACTTTGCTGTTGTCCTCCGTAACAACGTCGAGCAGGCTAAATGGTAAGTCAAGTTTTTTAATTAATGATGCAAGAGCTTTCGTATCCTTAGGTAAGCACATACCACCGTAACCTCTTAGCTCTGGATAAACATCTAAGTACATATCAATTGCTTTTCCTGTTTTAATATATGCGTTCTTAATTGTATTGTAATCACAGTCTAACTTCTCACAGATTTCGTACATTACGTTAGCAAATGTTACTCTTACAGCAGCATATACGTTATTGTAGTATTTAAGTACTTCTGCTTCGTTAGGTGTTAGATGCTCGATGTTTTGTGGTAAATTACCGTGTGCTGCAACAACTTTTCTATGCACCCAAATATCGTGTGTTCCTACTACAAGTAGTTTATGATTGTTTAAGAAGTCATCTAATGCACAGCGTTCACGTAAAAATTCTGGTACAAATGCAATAGTTAAGTTTTTATGTTTATCAATCATGCTTTGTGTAAAGCCAGGCACTGCTGTACTTCTAATAGCAATAATACCTTTATAATTAATATCTGCAAGTTCGTCTATTACACTTTCGATAATAGTTGTATCACAATCGCCGTTTTCTTTGCTTGGTGTTGGTACACAAACAAAAGTAATTTCTGTATTAAAGATATCTGTAATTTGTGTATTAAGTGTAATATCGTGTCCGATAATTTCATGTCCGATATGTTCGAATCCTGCTTTGTTTGCTGAACCTACTGTACCAAGTCCAATGATTCCTAGTTTCATAATAGTGACTCCACTGTTAGTTTTAATCCTTCCTTGAGCGGTGTATACTCAAAAGGTTCGGTAATTGATAAAAGTTTCTTTGTATCAGGACAACGGCGTTTTGCACTGCCTTTTAGTCCAGGTAATATTTCTAGTTTAGTTGGATCCACACCCATGATATCCATAATGCATTTTGCCACATCTGATATTTGACTTTCTTCTTCTCTGCCTACGTTTACAATTTCGTTGCTTGTATTTTTTACAAGTTCGTGTGTTAGTTTTACTGCATCGTCTATATAACAGAAACTGCGTGTGTCATCACCCTTAATAAAGTATTCACCTTTTGCTACTCGCTCTACGAACTCGCTAATAAAATGATCTTTCTGTCTTGGTCCGTAAACATTAAAGTATCTAATAATAAGATATTCAAGTCCTGCATTTGCTACTAAGTTTTCACCTAGTGCTTTAGGTATGCTGTAACTCCAACGTGGATTTATAATGTCCTCAAAATGTATAGGAACATTTTCATCTGTTGGCACGCCATATATACCTTTATCTATTGCACCGTTAAATATTTCACAAGTACTTGTGAATACAAATTTTGTGTCTGTGTTTTGATATTTTTTAATTAAATTAAATGTTGGTAGTGTATTATTAAATGCAACTTGTGTAGGAGTTTCGTAAAATAAACGTGTTCCATTAGTTGCTGCCATATGCACTACTACATCACCTTGTGGCATTTGATCTACTATTTCTGTCTTACAAAGGTCTTGTTCGTTCACAAGATCATAAGCAGTTACGTCATGTGAATCTTTAACATAGTCGTAGTAATGACTACCTATAAAACCTTTGTGTCCAGTTAGTAGAATTTTCATCTTTTAATTACGCCACTATTCCAATTTCTTGCACAGTCGTTAGCATATGCTTTGCTATGTCCAACAATGGGTCTGCTTTCAACTAGTTCACCATTTTCGTACATATCTACTACGTAATGAGATTCTTCTCTTACGTTAGCACTTCTGTTACTAACTATGTCTTGTATAAACTCTCTTTCACTTTTCTTCTTGAGTCCATTAAGTCCTTTAGTTGCCACTTTATTCACCTCTTTTCCTTCTTCATACGTTTTATTGCTCGAGCTAATTGCTCGTCCCTTTTCAACTTACGATCTCCTTTGTAGTGTATGATGTGATGTTCAAGAGCTGCATTAAAATGATTTTTGCCAAGACCAGGAAAGCGTATACGTGCAATATCATAGTTGTTTATCTTGCCCTCTTTCTCAAGTCTTTCTCTTGCAGCATCAAATGCATGACAATCTAATTGCCCTGCTAGATCATAAATTGTATCGTGCGTATAGTATTCCTTCCACACATCAAAAAATTCTTTAGCATGTTTGTGGTTCAAGTCAAATGCAAGAAAACCTGTTTCTGTATAATGAGGTCTTCCTAAGTAACTTGTAAATAATCCTTCAGGTAAAAATCCTTTAAGATATTCTTCGGTAATACTATTGTAAATTTCGGCATCGCTGTCAATCCAGTATAGTGTATCTACATCAGCATTATTTGCACAATGCCAAATGCAATAACTTTTGTGACTAAACCTTACACCGTCATATATAAACTTACCAGGCACTCTGTGTGCATTACGTTTTTTAAATTCTGTAAGTTCTGGTACTGACGGCTCTAACTTTCTAATAACAAAGTTAGGTGGTGGATTTTCAATTTCAATGTTGTCTACATAGATGTAAACAGTGATGTTAGGTGAAACAAATTTTCTTACACTTTCTACAAAGTGTTTTCCATATTCGTGATACCCTTTGTCACTAAACGTTGATACAATGCCAAGTTTCTGCATTATGTTTTAGTTCCAACAGTTCTACGCACAATGTCGTTATGATTGAACTCTGCCCAATATAGCTCAAACGCTACACCATCTTCAAGTCCTTCGAACTGATGGATCTTACCAGGCTTAACTTGCGTAAAGTCGCCTGCTTCAAGGATAGTTTCATCAACTAGTCCTTTTTGTTCTCCGTCCTGCCAAACACGAATTAACATCTTGCCCGACTCGACAAAGAAGCCATTCCATTTAAATTGATGTTCGTGTTCAGAACATTTGAAACCTTTATTAAACTCAATGCGGTGAAACTCTAGTACACCATTTGCATGTACTAGTTCTGTGTTACCCCAAATCTTTCCTGCTTTGATACCCATTTTATACTCCTAGATATTTTAATATACATACTTAATTATCAAAGCAAGTTAGCCAATTCAACCTGTTCTGACTGTCTACTAATTTCTTTAACAAAGTAAGCACACGGCGGATTATGCCCGTCATGTAATGGAACTGATAATAGTTGTCCGTTTTTCATTTTTGGAAAAAACCATCTTACGTCTTGGTAGATGTTTACTATTTCTATTGGTTGAAAGTCGGATCTGTAACCTTTAATTGGATTCATACAGAACGCTTCGAAGCCTCTTTCGTTAATACTTGTTAGTGGTAACACCTCTGGATCTGTAGCACAATCGCTATCTCCAATTAGCATACACCAATCCAAAGGCATTTGAATTTCGTATCCTCCGATATTCATTAGTATTGCTGGACTATTAAAACTTTCTAAAAATATTAAAGGCATGAAGAAGAAGTCAGGATTACTTGGATCACTATTATCAAGCACACTAAATCTTGCGTCCTCCTCTACCTCTTCGGGCAGTTCGTTCAAATTGAACGCCTTATTATCTAATGTTAAAATTCTACTCATTTATTTTCCTTATTTGTATATATGATTATATACGATTTCATACGATCTGTCAAGAAATCTTATCTTCTAATTCTTGTAAACGTTGTTGTAACCGTTCGATAATCTTATAATTAACTTTTTCTGCTTTGCATACTTCTATGCTTTCTTTTAACTTTGCTATCTTACTTTCAATACTACCTACCATTTTTCTAAATTTACTCCTCTAGTATTGACAATTTGATGTCATGCCTTAAAATATATTGCCTATCATGTGTCTATTTTTGTTATTTGGAAAGGATATTTTGCTTCTCTGTAAAACTTCTTACGTTCTGTTAAGTGACGTTTTGCGTATTTACAAGTTGACGTTATATCCCATATTTGTACGAAATCTTTATCTTCTGCTTTACGTATTCCTCTACCAATACTTTGAATTACCCTAACAAAACTTTTACCAGGTTCAATAAGCACCAGATTAAATATCCTAGGGATATTAATCCCGACAGCAGCCACACCATATGTAGCAATGATAATTTTTCCATCAGATGTTTTAATTTCGTCATATTCTTCCTTCCTATCAGCAAGTTTCATTTCACCAGCAACAAAAACCGCTTCAGGTATTTGTTCCATTATCTTTTTACCTGTGTCAATTCTGTTTACTAGTACCAGTGTATTTCCTGTTAACGAAAATTCTTTTATTTTAGAAGACATCCACGATATTCTATCTGGGTCTGTAACTAGCCAAGTATACTCTTCTTGATAGTTTCTAAACTCTTCAATATTTTTTGTCTGTAAAATTTGTATATCTAGTTTTGCAAGTACATCTTTTTCTTGTAAATCGTGAGCAGTAACTTGATTAATAACAGGACCAATGCCTGCAAGTATACCTTGAAATTCCCATGCTTGTTTAGGTACAGTGCCAGTTAGTCCCCAACGTATAGGAGCATTTTTTAAATTAATTGTTAATAGTTTTTTAAGTACGTCTGCTTTTGCTTGATGGACTTCGTCGATAATAACTGCATTAACGCCTTCTAAAAATTCTGCAAGTGTAAGAGCTTCGTCATACTTGCCTTTTTTATCTAATACATTAAGACTCTGCCATGTGCATACTGTATGTGTTTTTCCTAACTCTTTTCTATCACCAAAGTATACTCCTACATCAAGTCCTAAGTTAATATAATCTTCTTCTGTTTGTACAACAAGACTTTTATTAGGCACAATTACAATTGTACGTCCATAAGGCTCACACAAATGACTAAGTGTTGCAGTAGTAATTGTTTTACCTGCGCCTGTTGCTACTTCTTGTAAACTTTGCGGGTTGTCTAAAAATTTATTAACAACATCATATTGATAATCTCTTAGAACAATAGGTTGTCCTTCGAGTTGATGTCCTTTAGGCCAAACTTTACCTTTGTCAGACCAGTAGTTTTCTGTAATTTTGTCAAATTTTAATTCAGTAGGTTGACGCTGATCAATAACTTCTATTTCATAACCAGATTCGTCAATAACGGGTAAAATAACATCTAAGTGTGCAACATATCCTGTGCCACCAATACCGAAGAAACTAACAGTGCCATCCCATCTACCTAATTTATATGCTGGCATATGCCTTGCATACGGCAAATCATACTTGAGCTTGTTTGCAATCTTTCGACGTGTTGCAACATCAAGACCTTCCAGTTTAATGTTTACTTCATCTTTAATAACAAGTTTACAGTTCAATTAAGGGCTCCTGAATTGTTGGTGCGATATCGCCAATGTATACAACACACGGGTGATTTTTAAACAAGTTTCTCATCATACTAGTACCTACGGCAAATAAACTATTACTTGCTAGTATTGTAACATCTTTTTCGTCTTTGAACAACCACTTTGCAGGCTTTTGATTAAAAATTAAGAACTTAGCACCATCAATTTTTCCACCAAAACCTTGTTCCCTAACCCATTCATTAAAAGAACCGCCATCTTCATGCTTGTTGGCTCTGAAGCATACTCTAAAGTCATTCCTATTAAACCCGCAATTATCAATAGTATCGCTTAATGTATATAACCAACTATTTACATCACCTGTTCGATCAAGGATAACTGCAATTCTGCCATCAACTGAATATCCCAATTTAATAAAATCAGCCAAATCTTTAATCCAAAACTGATTTCCTGTTTCACTTGCAATCTTTTTATTCCATGAGTTACATTTTTTACTTTTGCCACAAAAGATATGGCCCATAGATTTTGCTAATACTAGATCAGAGTTTATGTTACCAGTCTTATGTTTTCTAAAATATACTTTAGCACTGTCACTGGCGTTTTTTAATTCAACTGAGCCTTCTGTAATTTTACTAAGTTTGTTGTACTCTTTTTCATCCCAATAAATTTCTTCAACACGTTCAACAACATCATTAAATTCATGGTCAACTTCAAAATCATTAACTTTTAAAAAGTCTTTGAGCAACACAAGATTGTACCCATACAAAGAAAGTGTTCTAACTTTTCTTTCTGTATCCCAACGATTCTCATTATCCATATCGTACCGAATTTCTTTGATAAAATCGTCAAAGTCTGTTTTGAATTGAAACGGAAATTTAAATACAAGCATGTGCTTCTTATCAATTTCTTCAATCCACGCCTTCTTAGACATATCAACAACACGGAAAGGTTGCTTCCACTGAGGCATCTCCATATGATCTCTGTAATCAATTTCATCTGCAACTGCCTTACGGTATTTGAACAGTAACTTCAGTACATATTGAGCTTGTTTCTCTGTAAATTGTTTTCCTTGATTTATAGAATCGTAAAAACTATGAGCAGCAGAACGGTCTTGGAATTGCATTGAGTAATATTTTCTCTCAAGCGTGTCCAAGAAATCGATGAATAGATCTTCTGTAAAAGTATGATATCTCATAGTACTATTATATACTAGAATGCCGCAGAGATCAAGAGTTAATTTGCGTTTTTAGGTAATTTTCTAATCTTTTTAGTGGAAGACCTTGTTCTATTTCTTCAACAGTAAACTCAGTCCATGCATAATCATTTAGCCATTGCTCTCTGTCTGGCAAAATAGGATCTTCAATTGTAGATAAGTCTTGCATACTAACATCGTATGCTAAACTTGATGGGCCTGTGTATGCAGGAACACCATTAATGACGCTATGAATACCTGGATTACTTGACCAGCTTATAGTGGCCCAAGCATTTTCAAATGACATGTCGAAATCGTCATACGTACCGCTTAACTGAACGGGCTCTTGCCTAAGTACGTTGGGGAGGTATGCTTCAATTGAGTCTAAACGGCACCTTGGGTGCGGTCTAAACAAAATCATTCTATCTGAATACTTTCTAATTTCAGTTACAATGTCTGTTACCCACGAACTCATGCGAGGCATGTCTTTCCATTGCAAACTTTTATCATGTTGTCCACACAATAAAATATGTTTACCTTCTTTACGCCAAGGTTTTACTTGTAAGCCGAGTAAACGCACACGATCAGAGCTATTACCACTGGGGCCAAAGTAAGCATCTCTATTAATCCCATTTATTCCTACCTTCCAAGTTGTTCCTCTTTTAATACCACCTACTTCTAATACTATTGTTGGCTTGTTTTGCTCCCAGACTGCTTTATTAGGCGCCATTCTTCCATTAAACAATACACTCCAAATAACATTAACGTCACTATCAGTATCGGAGTCAGTAACACTATGCCCACAAGATACAATGCTACGTTCAAAAGCAGTAAAAATAGGTTTAGAGTTAAGTGCGCCATGTTGCTTCCACAGTTTGAATTTCATTATTGGTTCCAGTATGGTTCCGTTCTTGGTACAAGTAAGTCTGTACGTTTGCTTTTTCCAAGAGATTTACGACCTCCTTTAAGATGATCGAGGTATGCTCCCCACATTGAATTAATTAGGGGGTGTCCTTCACCGGTAACAAGCCCAGCTGCCCAGTCCCATTCGTGCATTTTAATTCTTTGGCGAACAACATCAAATACAAAACTGTCGTGCCATTCTGCCATTTGAAAAATACCTTCATTTTCTGCTTCATCGTAAACACGTTGAAACTCTTTCATAAATCTTTTGGTTTGTTTGTTACCTAGTGTAAGAGAATAAAGTCCGCACTCACTAAATTTGCCTTTTCTACCAAGAAAACACACATCAAAGTTAGGAGGTGTTAGTTCATTTAGTCTTTGATATGTAATTGGACTATGACAAAACGTATCTGCGTCCATCCACATTAATCTTTGTGTGTCACATACTTTTGCACAGTGAAAAATACTGTAAACTTTGTGTGCAAAGCGAATTGCGTCCCATTTAAAGCCTTTACCTGAGTCTCTTCTTTTACTTCTTATAGGATCTCCGCTAACATCTCCGTTTGCTTTAGGTACATCTTTCCATGTATTCTTAAATGCTACAAGTTCAGGTACTGATGAGTGCAAATCGTACAATACAACTCTATTATGGTCCTTAATTCGCGGATTACAGTCTTCTGCGTATATGTGTAGCTTCACTTCTTTTGGCCAATTGTCGATAAAACTGTCTATCATATGTTGTCCGTACTGCTGTAAGCCTTTTGCGTGGAATGTTGTTACTACACTAATTGTCATTGGAAAAAATCTCCGTTTTTCTTGCAAGTCCAAACATGAAAAGTGCCAGCTTGTGCAACTGCATTGTACTTATGTCTATAAAGATTAGCACTTTGTACTCTATCTATCACTTCTTCATCTTCAATGAAAACATCTGGACTCGGATTAGTTAAAATTGAACCCATATGGTCCAACACTTTTAATAAATTTCTATCTATGAAGACTGTTGTTATAGTTGGAACAAAACAATCCTTTAATTTTGACTTATATACAACATTTGCACGTCTTACTCTTGGTGCACCTTTATCATATACAAAAACAGTGCCAAATAAATCAAACAATTCATCAAATACACCAAGTCCTTGTCCTATAACTAAGCAATCAACAAAGGGTGTCTTAACTGCACTCTTTAAAATTCTTTTTGTTGCTTTCGACACATTATCTTCCTTGCTGTAATGGTATTACCTTGCCACTTTTACCGCTAAATTTTTCATACGGCCCATCACCTAAGTATCTACCCATGTGATTTTTAGCTGGAGCCATAAATCCTGACTTAGGAGCCATAATCATAACTCTTTTTGACTTCATATATACTTGATCATAATTTCTTTTCATAAAAAAGTCAACTGCTGTGTCTACATCGTTATTAATTTCAAAACATACCCAAGGATTTTGCTCTTCTATAACTTTTTCCATGCCTAAAATTGCAGGAAGTTCATAACCTTGCACATCAATTTTAATTAATGAAATATTTTTAAGATTTTCATCATCTAATCTCTTTACTTGCACCGTATAAAAGTCAGGTGACTCCCACATCGCAATTTTGCTGTCTCCGCAGTTTTTAATACCGTCATGAAACTGTACAACGACTTCTTTATCACCAAGTGCCGAATCTCTAACTTCAACATTTGCAGCATTACCTAAATTCTTTATTAAACATTCATGAACTCTTGTACTAGGCTCATAAGATACAACTTTATTAAAATGTTTTTTCATATCCATTGACCAAATACCTACGTTTGCTCCTACATCTACAAATGTATGCTTTAAAGGTATAGTATCAATGATCCTTTGTCTAATTTTTCTTTCGTAGTTAGGGTTAGACATGTCGGTATCTTCTTGAATATGTCTTGTCATTTTAACTTCGTTGTCTGGCATGTACCAGCCGTTGTCTAACTGTATCATAAGTATCTCCTAAAGTGTCGCCATGCCTCACCTGAGGCTAATTCTTCAAAGTTCCAATGACACATTGCTAACTTTTGCACCCAATCTTCTCTATCAAAAAGTTTAGGATCGTTTATTCTTTTTATTTTTGTATTAGATACTTCGTAACTTTGACTGTGTTCAGGTTGTGGGTCTGTTAAGAACACAGGCACGCCTTCGATAGCACTAACTACACTCGGACTACTATTATATAGCACAGTTGCCCAAGCACCTTGTAAATCTTGTAATATACTGGGGTTACTGCTGAGAAACACGTCTTTGTGTTGTGGGAAGTATCTAGTCTTTTTATCTCCTGGATGACCTCTAACAATTATTGGCCTGTCCGTAATCTCTCTTAGTGTTGCAATAGTATCGTTTGCCCATTGTACGCTGTTATACCCACGCATACTCCAACCACCGTTACGTTGCAAACAAACTAGAATATGATTACCACTTGTTCTCCATGGTTTCATCTGTATACCTAGTTTGCTACTAATTTTTGTCCATCTGTTAGGATCAACATCTGTATCAAAGTAAAATCCTGTTGTAGGAAATACACCATTGAAACTGTATCTTAAATAACGATTTACATTTCCGCTATCGTATGCTAAGAATAAGTTACTGTCTACAATTAATGCTTTTTTACCGTTATTAATTTGTTGTTCAACTGCATTTCTTCTTAAAACTAAATGAGGTGCAGTTTTTCCATGCTCGTGTACAAAGCCTTGTATAAGTGCAACATCAGCATTTGGTACAACTTGCATTGCTGTTTGTGCAATAGCAGTATCGCCAGAATTTCGTACTCCAGTTAAAAAATTATCTAGGATCATAGGTTTCTCTAGATTATTATTATGCGGTGGAATACCTCCGTAATATGCTACTGCTACTGTCATGGTAATCTCTTTACATTCTTAACTGCTACGCCATTCATAAGCTCTTCTTTTGTGTACTGAGAGTATGAAAGCATACATAACCAAGAACCTAAGTTACCTCGATATAAATCATTAATATCTGAAAGTTTATTACGTGTAACCGGATTAGTAATATGTCTGTCTAATGTAATTGCAGGAACACCAGCCCAAATTGCTTCTGTTGCTGCGTTACTATTGATGTTTACTACACAGTAATAATCGTCATTTAATAGTTCTTTATGTAAATTAGTTCTTTTCTTTTTAGGTGCTTTAGATCTAAATCTAATGCGTTTGTCAGTATACTTACGTAACTCTTTTGCTACATCGTACTTCCAAGTTTTTAGATCTACATGCATAATACTTGCTGCAAAAGGACCAGGTTCAATTACGTAAATAATTTCTCCGTCTTTTCTCCAAGGTTTAGGAAATGTTTTAAAATTACCTAATCTATCTGCTGGTGCATCAAATGACTTGCCGTAGTGTAAATGACTGCGTACAACTCTATGCCATACTTTGTTTGTTTCTAAAAAGTTAGTATACCCACTATCAATAAACCAGAAAGGATAGTTGTTATCAATTTTTCCAACAAGTAAATCTTCGTTACCTACAGTGTTTCTAATTAAACAATCTTCTTCTAAACTGTTAAAATCTCTTCTACGAATGTAAGTATTATCTTTACCATCGCCTAACCATTGTCCTGTACCTTTTACAAAGTTTTTATAACGAGAATTTTTATATGATTCAAATATATTTTCTATACCAAATGCATCAATAAAATATTCTATGTTTTTATGAATAGTATCAAAGTAAGAACTACGCATGTGACCTTTGTTGATATTAACTAGGTCTACCCATTCATCTAAATCTCTACGCACAGCCTTAAGCAGTTTATCTTTAAACTTTTTCTTTTCTTCTGAGTCAAGTTCACGGTTAGGATCTTTCCATTTAGATCTTTTACTAATATGGTCTTGAACGTATGTTGCTGTATACCTGTCTTGAATATTAAACTTGTAAAGTTCTTGTGGAACAGGCACTAGCGATAACAAATAGTTTGCAATCTCTTTGTCATTCATTAATAGTTTCATTAAGAGTATTTCTCCACTAGTTTATATGCACGGCCCTGTTCTACTTCATCAAATGTAAATTGTCCATATGCTAAACTATGACAGTGCTGTAATATTTTATCTGCTTCAGGCTTGTAAGGATTACTAAGCTGACTCAGATCGGTTGAGGCTAACGGTGATGCTGCACAAGGAACACTTACAAATGCTGGTACACCGTATAGTACTGATTCTAGTGCTGCCATACTATTCATTGCGACAGTAGCATACACACCAGTTTCAAATGCGTCATATATTGAATATTCAAAGTTACGTTCTGTACGTGAACCTTTTACTCTTACTTCAATAGGTAAGTCGCAGTATTTTTTAATAGTCTTTGTAGTTTGCTTAACCCACTTATCATAATCAATATTATACCAAACACATGCTTTAGGATTAGGCATTACTAAAAGAATTTTCTTATCGTAATTTTTCCATCCTTTCCATACTAGTCTTGGATCATCTTCAACTAACATGTTCCATCTATCGTTTGGTATGTTGGGTCTAAAAGTAGAAAGTTGATTTTCGTTTTTAACAATACGATGCCATTTCTTTCCGCCTTTTTTATTGCCTGGACTAGGAAAGTTTCCAAAGTATCCAGTATCAATATACCAATAATCTCTGTTTTCTTTTACACAATTATCAGCATGTTGTTTTTTAATTACTCCTCTAATAACCATTGGCTTTTCAGTTTCAGACGACTCAACTGTTAGTTTGTTGCCTGATCCTTCTACCAATATTTCTTCAGGAGATATTTTGTCCATTAAAGATTAACCTTAAATTTCATCATCTCAAATAATTCTCTTTTCCATTGTTTATGGTAAGTGCATCTACGATAATTTTCAAACCAAGGTCCGCCTTCTGTGTAATGAATTGCTTTTGGTTTACAGTCTTCTGTTTCTTCATACCAGTCAACTAACCAATTCCACTCTTTACCTAGCTCGCCAATTTCACTATCATCTAACCAACTAAATCTGTGTAAGTATGCACCTGTAATAGTAGGGTCATTTACAAGATCCATGGTAATCTTTTTGTTACTAGGATGTCCACAGTTGTATAAAATTACACTTGACCAATTTTTACGTGGGTATATAGTTTGTTTTTGTCCGTCCATTTTTACACCTTCTTTAGGTGTATAATCGTGTTGTACACACATAACAGCATACTTGTCATCTGCTTGATCAAACAGTTCTTTTATGTCTGTTAAAAAGATAATGTCGCTGTCGCAAAACAATGCCCAGCCATCAAAGTTTGTAAGCTCTGGTACTAAAAAGCGTGTAAATGTAAATTCTGTTGACGCTAATTTATCTACAGGTCGATGATACCAACCTTGTTCTCTTAATTCATTTTGTTTTAACGGTGTTACTGATACGTTTTCATTTCTTGTTAAGATACTGTGTCTGCAAACTTGATATGCAATATCTTCTCTAGTATCGTATCCTACGAATACTTTTAAGTCCATTGTTCCTCCAAATACGCTCTTGCTTTTCCTGTGCGTAGTTCACTGTCGTGAAATTGACCTGCTGCTAAATGACAGCCCCAAGCAAATAATTTATCACTGCTTGGATAATAGGGTTTTTCTATTAATGATAAGTCTTGTAGTCCGACTGGGTTTGCTGCACTAACAGGCGCTAACGTAAATACCGGAATACCTTGAAATACACTCTCAACTGCTGCATTACTATTAAATGTAACTAGAGCGTACACATCGTCGTCTAAGGCTTCTTCTAGCGTGTTGTGTAGCATTCTATCTGCTCTTTGTTTATTACGTTGTCTAATTTCAATAGGTCTGTCAGTGTGTTGTTTAAGCGTGTTAACAGTTTCTGCTAACCACTCTTCTAAATCAAGATCATAAAACTTCATAGGCTTTTCGTCTGGTGCTGCAATAAGAATTTTTCTACCTTTCTTATTCCATGGCCTAAACTTTTTGCCAAAGCCTTCAAATCTTTGTGATGGTCTGTCAATTAGTTTATTATGTTGTAGATTGTTTTTTACAATTCGATGCCAAAATTTCCAACCATTAGGATTACTAGGACTTACTTCGTTACCAAAATATCCTGTATCCATGTAATAAAAATCTCTACCATCTTCCCAACATCTATGCATCCATTTCTTTTTAAGAATGCCTCGTAATACAATTGGATCTTCAGAAGCATCATAATCAAACGTATTCGAATCTTGAACCGGTTGATTACATCCTCTAGCAAAGCGATTTATATAAGGGTCTTTTTTACCCTTGCTTACAAAAATCCAATTAGTCACGTCTTTCGATATCCTCTTCGATACAGGCTTCCCCGTACTGAACTTCTAGTATGTGTGTTAAATCATCTGTGGGGTTACTTGCTTTATGCCAAGTACCTACTGAAATATCATATCCTTTTGTTAAGGGTAAAAGCTCTACAGTATCACTAATGTTGTTCCACTCTGTTTGCATTTTAACTTTGCCTTTTAGTACATACCAATGTTCTGATCTTTGAAAGTGTCTTTGATCAGAAAGACATGCACCTGGCTCAATTACTAATTCTTTAATTTTAAAATTATTTTCAGGTTGATGATCTAATACTCTATACCAACCCCATTTGCGTTTTGTTTTAGGTGTTTTCCATTCTCCTAAAATCCAACTTGAACTGTTCTTTTTGTCTGTGCCGCCAACACCAAATTTAAATTCTACTCTTTTGTTGTCAGCAAATTTTGTTACTTCTGGTGAATTGCCTTCACCTCTATCACCGCCATTAGCAAACACTATCATGTCATGCATTGTTTCAGATGTTTTTAGTGCTACTTCTATTGCACCACATGCAGATCCTTCCTTATCATCATCAAATGTAATAACATTGTCTACTACAGCAAGTTCTTTAATAATAGCAATTCTTTCTTGTACAGGCATAAACGGCATGCCTTTTTTGTTTGTTAACCATTCGTCACTGTTAACACCAACCCATAACTCGTTACCGAGTTCTTTGGCTGCTTTGAAATAGGCTATATGCCCACTGTGTAAGGGGTCAAACCCGCCTGTTACTAGTACGATTCTTTTCATACTAGTATTTATATGCGCAGTTTATGTAAAGAAAATTAAATGGTTGCGTCGTCCAAACCAGCTGTTCTTAGTTTGACGATATTAGATACTTGCCATTGTTTAATGTCTAGTCCTTTGATAATGCCTAGCCATTTATTACGTAATAATGCAAACTCGTTAATGATTTTTTCAAAGTCTACAACATCAGCTTCGCCATCTACAAATTTTTCAGCATCTCTAGAACTTAATTGACGTTGATAATTTTCAACATATTTTCTAAAGTGTGAGCTACGTAAACGGCGAAGCTCAATGTTTAAATATTCGAGTATTGCTTCGATCTCTTGTAACTGTCCAAATCTAGTTTCTACAATTGCAGGCATTTGTGCTGATGCTTTTTCAAGACGTCCAACAACATTTGTTTCTTTTTTAGCCTGTAATAGTTCTGCTTCGTAGTACTGCACAGCGGCAGGTATCTTCGAAATATCTTTAGAAACTTGATCGTACCAGTTCATTTAATCCTCATCATCCCAAATTGCATCTTCGACGTCTTCATCGTAATTAGTGTCGCCGTCATCTTCGTCCTCAGTTACATACTCAATTGCAGTATCTAAGTATGTGTCAATACCAAAGAGTTCGTTGATTGCAATTTCTGATACTCCGTGGTCCACTAAAGCAGTAACAAAGTTTTTTGCTACTTCTTGTTTGTCCTTTTCAGGAACATGTTCTGACACTACGTTCCAAATGTCAGCAATTAGATCAGATTGCATAGATTTCTCCATTATTCAGTTGGTTGCTCTTCGAAGACTTCCTCATCGGCCTCGACAGGAGTCTCTGTTACAGGTGTATTTATGATATCATTCATAATTATCTGTAATTTATCTCCAGTCCATGCTTTTCGATATTCAAGCATAACTTCGCCAGTTGTCGGACTTGTATACTCAAGTCTATTACCTGACTTTTTAAGATATCCTCTTGCTTCAAACAATTCAATCAACCCACTATGCGGATCCATACCTGTTTCATATGGTATTTCAACTTGTACACTTTCAAATGGTTTATTGTAACGTGTTTTCATTACCTTACACGCTGCTCTAATACCATGTACTTGTGAAGTTTTGTTACCGTCTGCATCAGTTTTAAGTTTAAGTTTTTTAATAGCTACAACAATACTAGAAGCATAAACAAACCCTTGTCCACCGCTAATCTTATCATCTGGATCAAACATATCCTGTGATGCATACGTGTGGTTAGTACATACCATACCTACATTGTAACTACCAATCATGTTAACCGTGTTACGAACAAGTGCAGTCAATGCCTTAGGCTTACGACCCATATCACCTTTCATATCACCTTTTTGGAACTGGTCAACGTCAGTAGGTGTTAATAACATACCCAACGAATCAATTACAAATAATACTTTAGGACGTTCTTCTTCAGGCATCTCACGATATTCTTTCATGAACTCTGATACTGTTTTAGCAACGTCATCAATCATTGACATGTTAAGTTTAAGTAGTTTATCTTCTGAAGTATCTACGTCAAGTGCTTGTAGCCACGCTTCGTCAAGTGCATTCTCTGAGTCAATAAGAACTACAAAGATACCTTGTTCCTGTGCAGCCTTTACAATGTTTGCTGAACAGAAGTAACTCTTACCACTACCTGATTCACCTGCAAACACCGTTACCTTGCCAAGTGGAACACCTTTATTAAAGTCACCACTTACAAGATAGTTTAGTGCAAAGTTTCCTGTGCTGACCCAATCAGTTGGATCGTTAAAGCCAATACCAAGGCCGTCAATGCTCTTAGTGATTGTCTTTCTGAATTTACTTATATCAAATGCTTTCGCCATAATTACCTTTCCTATATGTTAAAGTGTGGTGTGGAAGATCTCGCTGGTTACCGAACGGAGATTTTAGCCGGAACTTCCACATACACAATTAGTTACTAGCGTTTCTACTTCTAATCATTGCAAGAATGTCTTGCGCTCTGTTAGAACCATCGCCTTCACCTACTGGTGCTGCTTCTGCTACTGGTTCAGCCGCTGGTGCTGCCGGAGCCGCCTCAGGTGCTGGAGTTGTAGGAGTTGCTGCCGGTGTTACCGGTGCTTCCGGTGTTGATGGAGTATATGCTTTGTTAGGATCTCCAGTACGTGACGCCATACCTGCTGGCTTAAAGTACTGACCCCAACGGTCCATATCATATGCCTCACCGTCTACTGACGCTTCGAACATCTCTTTCATTACCTTCAACTCAACTTCACCAGGTTTCTTTGGAAGGAAATCTGACATGTTGTAAAGACCATGCGTTTCAACTGCTGCCTTTTCAGAATCACTTAATGCACGTTCTTTACGTGACCAAGATGATGTAGAATAGTCTGCATAGCCACCTTTAGAAGTTTTCTTAATTCTAAAGTCAACGCCACGCATATAATCTGTTGGCAGTTCTTCAAGTTCAGGATCCATTAACGCACCTTTAATGATCTGGAAGATCTGTGGTCCAATAATAAATCTACGGATTGGGTTTTCCGGAGAACTTTCTTCGTTTAGCGGGTCTTCAGTAACAAACCCTTGGAATACATACGAACGTTTTTTCCAATACTTACGTCCCATATCTTCTAAAGATTTATCTTTAAACCATGGTCGAACTTCTGATAAGATCGGACATGGTGTTCCATCATTATACATTTCCATACATGGAACTTGTACAATAACCTGACGTGAGTCAGTGTCGCCTTTTACTCCACTAAACGGAAGTTTAATCATTGCACGTTCTGCCCAAAAGAACGTATTAGATTGATCTGCGTCAGGTAAGAAACGAATTACTGCTTCTTTGCCTTCTTGCATATTCCAATGTGGGTAAATTGCGTTGTCTCCACCGGAAGAATTTCCAGTGTTACGATTGTTGGACTCTTGTAGTTTAGCCCTTATTTCTGCGAGTGATGCCATTTGTGCCTCCTATAGCCTTGTTATATGTTTTCACTTTCATGCCTAAGCATATGTTATATTATATGCTCTTTTATTTAGCTAGTCAAGTCTATTTTTAATTTAAAATAGGTTTATTCAGCCAAAAAGAAAGGAGACCGCAGCCTCCTTCCGTAAAACTTGTACGTTACTTGTTCATTACGTACATTGTAACTTCAAAACCAAAACGCATTTCTGTGTATGAAGGTTTAGTCCACATTGTCATTCTCCTTTAGTCTTAGGTTGAAACATGTAAACAGTTCCTAGGAGAGCTAAAAGCAAGTCCTAGTTGAGTTACGTTAAAGTGCCTTGTGCAATTGAGCAACTAGCTTTGCTTTAGTCAGCCTTCTATCTAATTCAATGCCGTTGTCTCTGCCTATTTCTTCTAATTTAACCTTTGTCATTTTTGATAACTCGGATTTAGTTAGTTTCTTAGCTTTCGCTGGGGCCTTTTCTTTCACTTCGTCCTTTAGTACCAAAGTATCTGCTTTGGGAGCTTCAGATGAAGTGAATAGCTTTTTAATCCAGTTAAACATATTATTCTCCGTTAATGAGTATTATTTAAGTCTTTTAGTAAGCACCAGCTAAGGTTTTGATTCTTTCGAGTTCTTCGAGTTCTTCTGCGCCTTGCTCTTGTGCCGGTGCCATACGCTCTACCATTTTACGAGCAATCATTCCAGCTTCTTCGCCGAACTTCTTGTCTACCATGGTAGCAACACCTTCTGGACCTTTTGGAAATGTACCACTATTTCTATCGTACATGCTTACAATAAATTGTGCTACTTCGTTAATATCATATGACTTACCATCAACTTCGAAAGACTTTTTACCAGCTTTTTTGGCCTTATCCATTGCGCCTGAAAACTTGTTGCCTTCGCCAAAATCTGGCTCATCTTGTTTTTCAATATAATTGCCTTCGTCATCAAAGTCTGTGTCAACCATATCAATTGCAAACATAGCATCAGCTGCGTCATACTTGCCGTTTCTAATTGCATCTTTAACTTTGTCTTTTGGCATTTTTAATTTTTGATCTTCGTCTGTAAAGTCGCCTAGGATTTCTTCAGCACCAATTAACGCATCACTTACTCTACCTTCTTTTTGCGTTCCTTGGTCTTTATGATCTGCGTTATCGTATGTTTCTTGTGGGACATCAATGTCTGCATTTTTAATCTGATCCATAGCATCATCCATTGCTGCATCCATTGCTGCTTCGTGATCTGGACCGTCTGGTTGAACAACAGCAGTTGCTAGTTCGTTGTCTAGTTTGTTGTTGCCGTCACCTTCTGCTTCACCTTTTAATGAATTAGGATCAATTTCAGCATAGTATCCGTGTCCGCCTTGCTTAATTTCTGCTTTAT